AAATTCAGATATAGTATTACAAAAGTGTCCGTCACATTCCTTAATCCAAGAAATAGCCTTTTTCATTAGTTGCCCCTCCTGAGGGCGATAAGTTATTTTTCCGTTGGTCTCGTGATATTAATCTTACGAGGTTTCTTTTCATCTGGTATAACATTTTCAAGATCAATACTCAAAATGCCGTTATTCAAATCAGCATTGTTTACAACAATAGTATCTGATAGAGTAAACGTTCGAGTAAAAGATCGCGCAGAGATTCCTTTGTGAAGGTACTCATTACTATCTTCTTGATCTATATTCTTTTCGCCTAAAATAGACAAAATCCCATCTTTAACTTCAATATCAAGTTGCTCAAAAGAAAAGCCTGCGACAGCGAGTTGCAATTCATAAGAATTGTCACTTTTTCTAATGATATTATATGGGGGATAATTCTGTTTGCCTTGCATTGGCAACGTCATTTTATTCACAAGATTTTCAAATCCAATAAAGTATGGATCATTAAGTAAATCTGTAGTGAACTGTGCATTGGTTCTCGGGTTGTGTTGTGTCATTTTGCTATCTCCTGTTAAGCAAGATTATTTTATGTGTCGTATTAACCGACGGTTTAAAGTGTAGGAACCCTATTACGGCATTCCTACATCTTTATTTATACTGCTAAATGTGTATAAACTTAAAAAAGGTTATTACATTTAGTAATATGTGTTATTCACCAGTACTTCCAAACCCACCATCACGGTCAGTCTTTTGTCCTGGTCTTTCTGATACTTCAACAATCTTCATGCTAAGAGTCTTCTCAATTAAACATTGAGCTAACCTTTCACCGTTTTCAATTGTTGCCATACTATCAGAAATATTCTCCAGCATGATAAAAGATTCTTCGACATAGTCCGAATCAATTATACCAACGCCATTCGCCAAGGTCAGCCCTTTTTTCAAAGCAGCTGATGAACGGATGTACATTTTCATTACGTGTTTTGCAGGAATATCAAAGATAAGACCTGTTGGTACTAAACACCTAATGCTTGGTGGCAATTGGAAAGCGTCTTTAACTCCGCCGACTCCCTTTACCATTACTGACATTTCTTTATTAAAAGAGTTAAAAGATCTTAAACGTTGTCCATTCTTAATACATGCTTTAATATCGAAGCAGGCTGAACCATCTGTTGCGTATTCTGGCAGCTCTGCTAATTCATTCACTTTATATACATTCATATCACTTTTTCCCAATATTATACTTGGCCTCAAGGGTCCAATTAGATTTTTCTTTATGAGATAAAATCTTAATTTGATTTATAGGAGCAGATACAGCTTCATCCGACATCGGATTAACTATAGAGATCAATTCCCATTCTTCTAACAAATTAACAATCGTATTACGTCTTGCTAAGTCTTCTTCTGTAAATGTGTTTTTCTTACCGTCTAGTATAAACAATTCCTTGAAATGCAGAATTGTGTATCGTCCTTGCTTGTGTAGAATATGACATGTTTGATATAATTTCTTTTCTTTGCGAGAAGATATGCCAATTCTAGTGAGAGTTTCTTTGACTTTCAAAAAACTATCGGGAGTAGGGAGCGAAATTTCTATACCGACGCCTCTGAAAATGTCTTCATTTTCCATAACATACAGCACCTTATTTTATATTGTTTATTATTATCACGATGCTCACCATGACCATCCAATATATTTATCCTATTTAGAAACTCCGCCGATATTCATCTTGTTATGAATTACCGTAAGATCATCTTTTGTAAGGGCTTTGAAATATAGTTTTGCTACTGTACGGTTACACGAATACACTTGCTGAATCGCATCAAGATCATCGCTTTTATCAGCCTTTGGCCATTTAGAAAAACGTTTACGTTTGCGTAATGCACCACGATAATAATCAAACTGTGCACCATGAAAGAGATGATGTCTTTGGTTTAATTCATTAGCATGGAGAATAGTATCTTCGAAGTTAGCAAATCCACGGTTAACCATATAAGGACTATAGTCTTTCTCAGCAATATCTGGCTGATCACTATTACCAATAAGATCTTCCTTCGTGAAAGAAACTGCGTTCATGTAATCAAACGGACTATATGCTTTACTCATTTTTCCAATCTCCAAATACGTCTGGCGCTTGTTCAGCAGCCTGTTCCATGTAATAATCGCCTGGATAATGTTTAATACAACGATAAGCTTCTTTACGTACAGCCGATGGTACCCTTGGCGTTTTCTTAGGATCCATTAGATCCACTAGAAACTGACGAGTATTATTTACTGCCCATCTGCGTTCATACGGGAGAGTCATTCTTGACCTCCTCGATAGCTTTGAGTACTTCGTTAACATCATCACCGCAGTCTTTGCAAGCCTTGATTGTATGAAGGCCTTCTGCTGTATTTAATTTTACACTGAAACATGTCTTTTTGTCAACCTTTTTTCCACAAAAAGCGCAAGCAACGGTTGATTTGTTAATAAGTCTATCTATCCACTGACCCATTATACATCATCCTTATCTATTCTATTGCCGTAATAGTCATGAGTACCTGCGCGATAACGAGCTTTCTTTTCCTCTATGATCTCAGAAGATACTACTATCGCGTGCCAACCAATGCCACCAATGAAACAACCAAGCGCGAATGTTAATATATCGGTAATCATTTGTATTCAGCCTCCATCATTACTTCTGTAAGGAAAGCAACCATATTAACTTCACTATCAGCTACGAAGTTTGCTTTGTACATATAATCAGCAAGAGTAACTACGAAACCCGGCATAGATTTCATTTCAACTTTATCAGTTGCCATGTCATAAATGCGGCGGAACATTTCATTCATATCCTGATCGCTGTTAGAAGCAACCCATTTACGCATTCCGGTAAAGTTCTTAGTTTTAAGCTGCTTGAATACTTCATCCATAGACTCTTGCTTTAGGTTAACAAAGATACCTTCATCGATGTTACCGGATGCAGAATATGTTTGAAGTTCAGTAAGAACACGGCGGAAGTCTGGGAAGTGACGTTCAATTACTTTAGCAAGAACTGGTTTTTCGTATGGAACACTTTCATTATCAAGAACACCGCATACGCGTTTAAAGAATTGCATTGCCATCTTTGGACGTTGTGATGTTTCAATAGTAAAGTCTACTTCAGACAAACGAGAACGTAGTGGTTCAATGATACGGTTTTTAAAGTTACACGTAAAGATGAAGCCACAGTTAGAAGAATATTCTTCAATAAAGTTGCGCAAGGCAGGTTGAACTGATGTAGCGTTTAGATAATCTGCTTCATCAAAGATAACATACTTACGACCACCAGATAAAGACATGGAGGAAGCGTACGTAGAGATTTCATACCGAAGTGTATCGATATTAACGTTAAGTGAACCATTCTTAACAATGTAATCGCATCCTAGCTCTTCAAGCATAGCTTTTGCGATTGTGGTCTTACCTACACCTGGACCGCCAGTAAGCAGTAGGTTAGGAATACTTTTGTCTTCAACAAACTTTTTAAAAGCTGCTTTAGTTTTTTCTGGGAGGATTGTATCATTAATAGTCTGTGGGCGGTATTTTTCTACCCACAATACTTCATTTGTTTTTGCTTCAATAGCCATCATCATCACCAATCATAATATAAGAATAAGTGCGGGTTTATTTAGCAACGAGAGCCCGCCTCGTTCGTTCTAAGGTAGCGAGTCTTAGTTAGTTTGCTACTTTACCAGACATTGGGCCAGATGGTACATTGGCTGGTGCTTCAGCAGGCATTTGACCTTCAGGGTTTTCGCCTTCAGGTGCATTTTGACGAAGGAACGCTTCTAGCTTATTACGTAGCATACCTACGCCAGCCATTTCGTTACCTTCATATGCTCCACGTCGTGAAACAACATCAATCATCTGTACAACTGTTGCAATATCTTGCAAAGAGATTTGTACTTCAGCTTGTTCTTGTTGCTCTTGGGTTGGTGCTTGTGTTTGTTCGGTCATTTTCATTTATCCTTTTTTATAAGTCGACTTAGTATCAATTGCCACATGGTATGTGACACCTTCTGTTTTAAACTCAGAGATACCCTTCGCGCAAAGAGTAACTTTATAATCCTGAGGTAAAAGTTTAAGATTATCAGTTTTGATAATGATCTTAAATTCATCAGATGTAGTTCCGATTTCAACGCCATAGTCATCTGAATTTGCGTTATTGCCGTCGATAGCTTTAAGGTAGATTTTACCTTCTTGGCCAACGAATGCAACTTCCTGAAATTGTAAAACACCAGCTGCTTTAATAACAGACTGTAGATCATTCCACGATACATCGACTACAACATCATCAGATGGCAATTTAATGTCATTTTCTGGTGCAGCGTGAATCATAGAAATATCTGCATACACGTATTTAGTACGTTGCTTGCCAGCGGTGATTGTAAAATGTTTATCATGGAATTCTACATCTGGATCGTTGTAGAGACTTAGAATTGACAAGAAACGAGACAGATCGTAGATACACGCTTGAGACGGGATCTGATCTGGAATAGTAGCTTGTGCAACCAAAGTTTTTTCCGGTGTTACAGTTTTGAGTACATTACCAGGTTTCATTAAGATAGACTTGTTAATGCTCGCAAAACTTTTAAGGATGGTGATAGTACGTTCACTGAATTTCATTATATAAAGCTCCATTGCTTGTTTGATTTGTTATACTAATAATAACATAGTTATTCACTGGTGTCAACAGTTATTTGTTCTTTTTGTTATAAGATTTCTTTCTACTTGATTTGTCTGCAGTTGCTGACATACCAAGCTGTCCAATATGACCTAGCGACCCTTTAAAGATATAAGAGCCGATATGTTGTAATTGCATCCAAGGACAAGCAACTACGTGCATTCCAGCATCACGTGATTTCTTGCAGAAGAAATAATCTTCAGACAAATAACGCTTAGTTTCTGGATCAATAATACAGTCGAAGAATGCGTGAATCTCACGATCACCGTCAAAGTTCTCAGTACGTGCATGATCTGGCTTATAGCTCAATTCCGGATATGCTACTTTAAATTTCTCAAACGTTGCACGAGGAATTAGCATAAAACCAGTACCAGCTTCAGCAACTTCTAACGGTTCACCGAGGTTAATCGTCGTTGCTTTGTTTACTGGGTTAAATACATAATCAGCAGTATAATGCTCTAGTTCAAAAGGATTTTCATCGCCTTTGCCTGCGGCAGCTGCCTTCTGTACTTTTTCCCAAGCGATTGTTTTCTTAGGATATAGACCAGTGACAATATCGTTAGTTTCTGGATTAGCAAGGTTAACTGCTAATAGTCCAAGAACATCGCGAGGGTTAAAGCCAATGTCTGCATCAATAAACAATAAGTGTGTACAATCAGAACGCAAGAATTCATCTGCAATATAATTACGAGCTCGCTGAATCAAGCTTTCATTAAACAAATAATAGAACTGAATAGGAATTCCGTTAGCTGCACACATCATAGCTAAGTCTGTAGATGCCTTAGTGTACGTACCAGCGCACTGTGCACCATACATAGGAGTACCTACAAAGATCTTATGCTTCTTTAGTTCTTCAATGCCAATTTCAATTTTACTCATATTTCTACCTGCTCCAAATCATTTTCTGCTCTAACGATAGCTTGCAGTCTTAGAATATCTGCAGCAACATCATGTTTACTATCGTGTAATTTAAAATTGTATTCCCATTTAGCAATATCTGATACGGGAACAAATGCGTTCTTACCACCCGGCACGTTAAAATCAAATTTTGCATCGATAAAAGTACGCGTGTCTCGTACCGCCCAATACTTTAAAAAGCTACTAAGCAAGGGACCTTTGTTTGCGTTCTGTGCAATACGATCTAAGATAACAGGATCAAACGAATTTGATCGAGACCACCAGTAATCAACCTTACCACTACTACGAAGATAATCAATTAGATTTTCTGTAAATTGAGCTGCTGTAAGATCATCAACTGATGGCTTTAAATTACGGCGGAGTTCTTTTGGTTGATCCATCCACCATTGTAAATCATGTTCATTATATTTACATCCGTGATTAACCATTTGATCTTTAATATCAAACTTAGCCTGTTCCATACCTAAGACTAATTCTCTAAATGAGTATGGATTATCACTTGTAAATCGGTCCCAATCGAAAACAGTGTACGAACAATCAATTGCTGGTACCTCTCGAGAGTTCTGACCAATAGTTTCAAAGTCAATAATAAAGTGTTGGGTCATGAAAAGTACGCCTCAATTGTGTTTTGTTTAGAAATATAATCTGCTCTCTGTTTATGATTATACTGCAAAATGTAGTCCGTGTCAACCATTTCTAGCTCATTATGTAAATATTTTTTAACTTCATTAGCCATGTCCTTTGCAGTTTGTACTGGGACGTTTTGGCAAATGTGATTAGCGTTTTTCTTACTTGCGTCAACTAATTCAAAGTCTTCTGGCAAACCCATAATAGACATAGCTTCTCTATACGTGATAAACCGATCTTCTACAGGGTGTGTTAACATAGTTGGATAATGACCAACAAAAGCACCAATACGATCTTTAGGAACAGTAACACCGCGGCGCATAATGTTTCCACCAGATTTTAACTTTTCGTATTTGTATTCACACTTCTCAACTTCATTTTCAAATCCGTTAGCAGCCATCCATTCACCAACTTGTAAATAGTTATAGCCATGATCTTCAATATAAGAAAATACACATGCGCCACGGGCTGACGTAGGCTCTACTGCTGCACAATGTTCAGCGTGAGTTCTACCACCATGGATGTGTTCAAGAATAAATCTGTAATATGGATTGTCAGTAGGCTTTTTCTTATTGATTGGTTCCATTTGAGAATTAGATTTTACATTCATTATAAGTTCTTCAATAGGCGTATGAGGTCTATTGAAATAACCAATCAACGGTGTTTTAGTACCTTGCCAAAAGAAGTAAAAAGAGCGCTCACGAACCTGCGAACCACCGTGCAATAAAGACTTTGTTCTATAAACAGACATTGTGTATCCGTTTTCTTTACCAATTCTCTTTAAGTTTTCACGTACAGTTTTACCAACCTTGCCTGCAAAGGCTGGAGCATTCTCGCCCCAAAATACTTTTGGCTTATATTCGCCTAAGATGTATTCTGCAGTTTTAGATAGCCATTGGTTGTTTTCGTTTTGATCACCGTATCCTTGAGACATCATTGATAGACCTGCACAAGGACAAACCGTAGAAACAACATCAGC